ATACTTCCAACGGCTTTCTTTGTTGTTTATTATTTTATCTCTAAAATAGAATTCGCCTTTATGCTTTCTGCTAGTAAACAATACACTAACGCCGTTAGGGTCGGTTAGTGTAAAATTTCTTTCATCAATATTTATCTTGCTATTAAACCAAGCAATATAATCGGTTTCTGTGCTAAGCTTAGTAGCAGCGGCTAACCTATCGTCTTTTATTAATTTTTCCACAGGTCGCAATCCATAATCGTTTACAGCATCCAGCAGTTTTTTGCCTGCTTTGGCATAGTAAGGGTGCGCTTCGCTAAATACTACTTTTTTTAATGCTCCGTTAAATTGAAAATTTTTTGCCGTATTGTCATTAGCAAGTTTGTCGCCTTTTTTGTAATCGCTTTCAGTATTATCTGTAGCTGCTACTACGGTGCATCTGCATTGCCAGTCAAAGGGTATCCAATGCGTTTGCCAAAACTTACTGCTTTTTTTATAGCGCAATCCATCTAGCTTTTTGTGGCTATCTCTTACCCTATCATCGCCAGCGGTACTTATCTCCAGCACATCGTCATCGCTATACATATTCCACAGCTGTGCGCCTTGGCCAGTTGCCAGTGCGGTGCCATACTCAGCACTTAGGTAGTTTTCGTTGTATAAATAAAACTTTGTTTTAATGTCGTTTAAAAACTCATTAAACGGCTTTATAGTACCATCTTCATTGGTCAATAGTTTGCTAAACTCTTGGTTTTGTACATAGCTCTTAGCGCCGCTAAACTTATGCACGTTGGCAATTAAGTGCGCTCTTAGGCTATTGTTTGGGTTATCATAACTAAAAGAGCTGCCCATTCCTTGTGTGATGGCTTCCGTCAGCTTACGGGCTGTGTCGGTGTACAAACAGCTATTAATAGTTGCCTTACCATCAGCTTCTGCTCGGTGCAGCGATTGGGCAAAGCTCTTTAGTATATCTTCAATATCATCATCATTTAGCTGTACCATATTGCCGGAGTCGGCACAATGGTTACACACTAAATAGTAGTTAGCTAGTTGTTCGTGCCAGCCCAGGTTGGTTACTGGGCCGGGTCGAAAAAATCGGCAATGCGGCTTCTTATTTTATCAAAAAAACTTTTTTCATCTTCCGTTAAATCTAAGCTGTCGTTTAGGTTTAATTTTTTCTCTTTTTTAGCGTTAGGTATAACTCGCTGTTGCGCCACCTTCTCGGCTTCCTGTGCTGCTTTTTGAGCATCATAATCGGATGGCTTAGGTATGCCGCTTGTTTCATACACATAGTCGGTATCTATAGGCTCGCCTATGCGCTTTACCTGCTCTACTATGGCTAGTTTTTTGGTTATCTCTTCGAGGTTAAGCTCTTGGTGTGCGTTAAATATGCCATCCGCTACGGCGTAGCCAATATTGTATAGTACGGGTTTTACCGTATCATTAAGCCAATTTTTTACATACTTAATATCGTCTCTATAAACCTCCAGCTGCGTTTTCATATGCGTTTCGCTTTGGGCGTAACCGCTGCTTTTGCTGCTGTTGGTAGTCTCGGTATTGCCTAGTATCAATATACTAATTTGCTCGTCGCAAAACCGTGCTAATTTCTCATACACATCGCCGGCACCTGTGCCGCTTATTTTATTATCATGTATTACCATTGTAGTGCCGTCGGGTAATATCATATAAGGCGCTGCGCCCATTTCCTCGGCATTTTTCTTAAGTATTTCCATAGTGCCTTCGTCATAGCCATTGTAGCGGTACTCTCTAAATGGCATGCCAAATAGTTGCACAAACTGCGCCCAATCGGCTACATCGCCACGTTTTAATAGCACATAAGGCACGGCTTTAAGCAATAAGCCTAAATCTGTATCGCTGCCAAGGTCGCACACATAAGGCGCATACATAGGGTCTATATAGCTTATGCTACTAGTGCTATCTACTGCACCGGCGCTATTGTATTGCTCTCTTACTATGCGCTTTTCCTTCGCTCTTATATGTTGGCGTTTTATGCAATAGCTATGGAGCTTGTATACTTCTTTCCCATATTCTACTACCTTTTTTTTGCCAAGTTCCATCACGGTTTTGCCGTAAAAAAGAGTGTTTAAAATTTCGGTCAATACCTGCTCAAATTGTGGGCTTTCCGTAAGTGTATTTAAAGCCTCTACTACTTTTTTATTGGTATAAAAGTACCAGGGCGTATTGGTGATATTGCTTACACGTTTTTGCAGCTGGCTGCTTAGGTGTGGGTCTAGTAGCACATCCTCGTACAAGTCGTACAGGTCTACTCTAGTGCCATTAGTGGCTTCGGCGTGGGTTAATGCACGGCGCCAGTCGGCTATATCGTAACTAGTGCGGCGCACAGGGCGTGCCGTTATGTAATTTTCAATTACCAATTCCTTTGCGGTCTCTTTTTTTATTGCAGTTGCCATAATTAATATTGGGTGGTTCTACGAGGGTTTGAGCCAAATTTTAATTTACCAGGTTGCGGGTTTTCTTCGGTGGGCGGTACTACCGGTAGTGGCGGTACCACTTTACCAGCTTGCACATCTTCAAGCCATTCAATAGCACGGTTGTAGCGCTTTTCTCTCAGTTCCAAATCAATGTTTGGGTTGGCTAATTGTATAAAATGCCAAACGGCTATGTCTTTAATGTACAGCAATAATATAGCGTTACGGGCAGCATCCACGGCGGCAAATATGGCCACTATATCATAGTTGCTTAGGTAGCCCTTAGCTTCGCTTATAGCAGCGTCTATACTACTATCGGCTATGCCATCCCAATCGCCTTCTATAGCTTCCACTATCTCTAGTGGTAAATGTGTTCTTAGTTCTATATTTGGTAAGTACATACTAGTATCTTTTTTTGTTTATCGGTCGTTTGCCAGCTTGCACATTGCTTATATCCGTACTATGCTTGCTGTCTATAATATACTTTGCGCCTTCGGCAGCATCGGGGCCATCGTCTTTAGCTCTATTGTTTTTATAGCTCAACCCCAAAAATTGTCCTTCTAGCAATTTCATATGCGGGTTGTCTTTTTCCGCTAGGTTAAAAAATAATTTAGCATTTCTATTAAGAGGCTCCAAGGCAGCTTCAATACGTGTAATTTTATGGCCCTTAACCCTTTCGTCGGGCGTAATTATAATTTTGCTCTTTGCAATTTTTAAAGAAGTTTGTATTTTTTCTCTTATCGTATCTTGCATAAAGTTTTCTTCTGCTAGCCAAAATGTAGGCAAACGATCAGCTACATAATCTTCTAGCAGTTTTAAACCTTCGGCAAATTTGCCAGTAGTACCTTGTATACCATATGCATTATGTATATGGTATTCATCTTTCCATTTGCCCATCAATACGCAAAACTTGTAATCATTCTTTTTGCTGTCCTTATAACTCAAATCGCTGTAGCCTACTAGAAACTTATAAAACTTTATAGGTTGCATATGCTTCCAGTGCATCTTATCAAATATTTCGCCTTCGGTTATGGGGTTGTTAAAGTATTCGCCTTGCTGTGCCTTGAAGCTTACCTTGCTTAGCACCCTATCTATCATCTCCTCGGTGTTTTTTTGCGGCCAGCTGCTTAGGTTGTTTTCATCACGTATGTTTATAATGTCTACATGGTCGGCGTATTGTTGTGCTCTTACCACACAGCAATCGGTAGCTATTATGTTACCTAAAAAAAGCACTAACATTTTCTTACTGATACTACGTGTACCCATCAATGCTTTTTCTATCCAATCCCAACGTTTGGTAATTATATCTGTATTACGCACATCTTCGTCGGTATCTATGTCGGTTATCACAATAGCGTCGGGCCGCACTTCGGCAGCCTTTACACCTCTAGGGCTTTGCCCTGCACCCATCGCTAAAAACCTAGCACCTTTTTTGGTGGTAAAATCGCCACTAGTCCATTTGCCAAATCGCTCTTGTGGGCCATAGTCGTTGGTTATACGTTGGTTGCTATCGAGCTGCGCTTTGTAATGCTCTAAAAACTGCACCGCATTGTCGTAGCTATTACTTACCATCAGCACAAATTTCTTTTGCCCAGTAAGTACCAGGTACAACAGCTCAAACATAGTACGGGTATCTTTGGCCAGCTCACGGCTCCAGCTGCGCACTTCGTACCACTCCAAGTTATTAAGCACTCGCTTAGTTGCTTTTTTATGGAAAGGTGCTGGCTCTGCATAGCTGTAATTAGGGAAATAGTATTTAAACCATTGTTCCGGATTGGCTTCTAGCTCATCCATACGCTCCCTGCGCTGTTTGATAGTTTCGGTATTATCAACTGGGGTGGCGGCTATAATATTGTCTCTATACTCCGCCCAAAGGTTGCTATATTGCTTTTTGCTTAACTCTGCCATTAACGTAATTTTAGTTGCATAAAGCTGTCTATGTACGGTATTAGCTCCTTTGCTTTTTCTAAGTCAATATCTTGTATGTGCTGCACCAAGCCTTTGCACACTTCGTATATCTGCCCTATGTTGGCTTCTTTTTCTAAGTTGCTTATGCTGGCACTTAGTTTCAATATAGCATCACCATCTTTGCTATTGGCTACGCCTTTGCCATCTTCGCCTAGCACATTGTTGCGTGTGTTTTCAAGCAATCGGTATAGGTCTCGCAATAAGCTTTCACGGCTATTGTATAGCCCTTGTTTTTTGCTTTCCCATTTGTTTTCTTCCTTCCATTTGGTAATGGTCTTTTCGGTTACGCCCACACGTTCAGCTATCGCTTTTTGCGTTAGTGTATTTTCCTGGTAAAGCAACCAGGCGTAATCTTTCTTTTCGTTATTTGTCAACTTATTGCGTTTTGCTCTCGCAAAAGTGCAGTTTTTTAGTGCCTAAAAACAAGTCCGAATTTTAAAACGATACAGTAATAGTTGTGTGTTAGTACAGTAATAGTAGTATGCTGAAAAGCCCATTTGGCAAAGGGTTACAGGTGGTTGTATGTTTGCGTTTTACAAGTATATAAATGTCATTAAAAAAAGCAACAAAGCGTATTACCTGGACAGATGAATCTGTAAACTCGAAAGGGTTTTGGGTGCTTACTGGTGGTATTGATACAAGCAATTTTGCTAATAATCCTATAATACTTTATAACCATGTAAGAGCATTTGGCACTAACAAGGATCAGATATTACCCATAGGTGTAATGTTGGAATTAAAGATTGAAGACGATGGCAGCTACTCAGGCTTACCAGCCTTTGATGATACCGATACGTTTGCCTTGTCAATTTACGAAAAGTATGAAGCCGGTGTATTAAATATGGCTAGCGCCGGATTAATGCCTAAAGCTTTTGAAGTGAGCGAGCCGTACTTGAAAGATGGTGCGCCTTGCTTGGCCGAATCGGTGCTTAAAGAAATTAGCATATGCGATATAGCTAGTAATAGCAACGCTATTAAATTATACAATACTGATTTTACACCATTAGAAGTAGATACAGACCAATTACTCACATTATTTATTAACAATAATACAGATATGACTTTAAAAGAAATAGCCGTAACGCTGCAATTAGCCGATACCGCTACACCAGCCGAAATAGCCGCTGCCATTACAGCAAAAAACCAAGCGCTAGTACAATTGCAAGCCGATAAGGATGCAGTAGACGCTACAGTGGTAACCCTAACTGATAAAATTAAACAGTTAGAAACAGCCGCTAAAACCGATAAGATTGCTACACTAGTAGATGGTGCTGTGGACGCTAAAAAAATTACAGCTGCCGAAGGTGAGAGCTTTAAAAAATTAGCTGCTACTGATTACGATAGTGTAAAAGCAATATTGGATGTTAAGCCAGTGCCGCAAACATTGGAAGGACAGCTAAACAATACCGTAACACTTAGCGATGGTGAGCGTGCCGAGCTTGGCGAAATGATGAAGCTAAGCGATAGCGAATTATTTACCCAAGGTAAGTTTGACCGCTTAAAGCAATTGGACAATGCCGCTTATATAAGCCGCTACACGCAGTACTTTGGTAAAGCGCCAGCTGCACAAAAATAATAAACCCCAAAATTTTTTAAAAATAGATATGAAAAGAATCACAACAGCCCTTGTAATGTTTGCCTTATTGGCTGCATTTGTGCCGGCACCGGCTGAGGCCAAAGGTGCAATGTTTTATGGAGCTATAGGCTTAGTTAGTTTAGTGGCTGCATTTGCTGCACCCAAGTTTAGCATGCCTGGCATGAAGACGGGTGGTTTGGACATAGAAGTATGGGCAAAGTATATTGTGGAGAAATTCCGCAAAAACAATGCGTTTATGTTTCGTGCCAAAAACGAAAGTAGCAGCGTATTAGGTGGCAAAGTGGTGCATATACCTCAAGCTGGCACTAGTGCTACTGTGGTAAAAAATAGGAGTACTTACCCTGCTGTGGCAGTACGTAGAACAGATAACGAAGTTACTTACACATTAGATGCATATAGCACCGATCCAGTACACGTTACTTGGGAGGAGTTGCAAACTATTAGTTACGATAAGTTAGATAGTGTAATTGGTGAGCAAACTAATGAGCTTGCCGAAGTTATTGCTGACGACTTGTTAATTAAATGGGCTCCCGATAGCACAGAGTTTGTGAGTACTACTGGTGGTACAGGTGCATTAACTACAGCGGCTGCAAGTGGCCAAACAGGTACACGTAAGGCTTTCCACCACAAAGATTTGCAAAAAGCAATGGTATTAATGAACAAACAAAATGTGCCTAAAGAAGGTAGAGTATGTTTGATTGATGACCACATGTACGAAGACTTTTACGGTAGCTTAACTGATAGCCAAATGAACGCATACCAACAATTTGCTAACAACACTACTGGTGTAGTAGGTAGATTGCACGGCTTTGACATTATTACACGTAGCAGCGTATTAGCTTATGCAAGTGGCGGTACTGTAAAAGCTTTAGGTAGTGCATTGGCTGCTACCGATAACTTAGCAAGCTTATGCTGGCACCCTGATTGTGTAACCTATGCAATGGGCGACATGAAGCCATTTGAAGACATGGACAATCCATTGTACTACGGCGATATTTACAGCGCCATTATAAGAATGGGCGGCCGTAAAAAGAGAGCAGATAAAAAAGGTGTAGTAGCCATTGTGCAAGCACCATAAGATATAAACACCCCCAAGCAATCGACAGAATAAAAGCCCTTCTAAGGGAGGGCTTTATTTTAAAAAAAATCGTATGAAATTTTCTATCCCTTTTTTCTTTGCCTTTATTAAAGTAAAGTACTGGCCCGATGCTAACCTGGTTACCTGGTTACTAATAGCCATAGCGCTCGACTTTGTTACAGGATTTAGCAAAGCAGCTATATTAAAACAAAACCGTACAAGTACCGGACTGCGCAAAACCGTTATAAAGATATTGCAGTACGTAGGTGCATTGGCAGCTGTTTTAATCATTAGCAATACTGCAAAGGAAAACGAAAATGGCGAGTTGTTACAAGTGCTAAAGTGGGCAAACAATGGTTTGTTAATCTTCATTATCTACATAGAAGTGGTTTCAATTTTTGAAAATTTATTGGCAATAGACAATACAAGTATGGTGGCTAAATATGTATTTACACCTATACACCGCTTGCTTACCTTGGCTATTAAAAACAACCCTTTAAATCAAAACAATGAAAAATAAAGTTGCTTTTTTTCTCATAACGGTTAGTTTTTGTTTTTTACTTGCATTGGCTGGGTGCCACAGGCGCTCAGTACCAGTGCAGGTTATACAGCAGCACACTACCGATACTATTACCATTAACCGGGTGCAAGTAAAACTTGATACTGTGGTGCGTACCGAAGCTGATACATTGGTAATAATTGATACTATCAATTGCGACAATGCTAAGGTAGAAGTAAACGGTAAGGATGGTAAAGTAGAAGCTACCGTAAAAAACGGAGTCCTTAAAATTAAGACTATACGTGCAAGTAAAATTATACCAATACGAGTAACCAAAGAAGTACCAGTAACCAACCGTGTACGCACCGAAATTAGAGAGGTTGCAGTAGAGGTTATAAAAAAGAAGTGGTATATACCCTGGTGGTGTTGGGCATTGCTTTTATGGAATGCCGCAGCTATTGCGTGGCGTTTTCGCAGTCCAATATCCGCTTTTTTTAATGGCTTTAAATCCTAATTAAATGCAAGATAAACTAACCCTAGAGCGTATACAATTACTACACCCTAAGCTACGTGATGAAGCTGGCGAGATATACAAAGCCATTGGCGAAGTATTGAGTGGCAAAGCAGCTTGTAGATTCACAAGCACACTACGCACATTTGCTGAGCAGGCGGCATTACATGCCAAAGGCCGTAGCGCACCAGGTAAAATAGTAACCAATGCAAGAGCGGGTACCAGTTACCATAATTATGGCTTAGCTATAGACATAGTGTTGTTAATTGACCGTAACGGCGATGGTATATATGAGGAAGCGAGCTGGGACACTAAGGGCGACTTTGATGGCGATAGCATTGCCGACTGGATGGAGATAGTAGCCATATTTAAACAGTACGGATGGGAGTGGGGTGGCGATTGGAGGTTTAAAGATACGCCACATTTTCAAAAAACAATTGGCTATAGCGTACGCCAACTGTTAGAAAAGTACAACGCTAAAAAATTAATACCAAATACAAATTACGTAAACATATAATTATGCAAGATTTGACAAACAAAATGTGGGAAAGCTATCCCGATGCTAAAGAATTTTTTGTGACAGCTGACGAGCAATTCTTCTTTAACGAAGTACAGGCTACTAACCATGCCAATAGCTTAGGTGAAGGGCAGCAAGAAGTTAAGCACTTGAAAAGAGCTGAAGTGAAAACTGCGAAAACTGATGCTAAAGCAAAAGCAGATGCTGAAGCAAAAGCAAAAGCGGATGCTGAAGCAAAAGCAAAAGCGGATGCTGAAGCGAAAGCAAAAGCGGATGCAAACGGCAAAAAATAATTACTTAAAGTAAAATTCTTATAATGGCAAGACCATCGGTTAATGTAACCACACTTAACGGCCAATTGGGCATAGTAGGGCCAAGCGCAAACGGCGTAACAGCATTGTTGCTTACCTGCGGCGTAGCGCCTACGGCTGGCTTTGGTGTAGCGTTTGTTTGCAAAAGCAAACAAGATGTAAGCGCTGCATTTAGTAATGTAGCCAATGCAGCTGTAGTAGCAGCTATTAACACCTACTTTTATGGCGAAGCACCTGAAGGTACGGAGCTGCATATTGTAGCATTGATTAATACTACACAGCTAGATGCTTTAGCCGCCGCTACCAATGCTGATAAGGCATTAAACAGCGCTGCTGGCAAAGCAAGATTGTTGGGCTTAGTAAAATTCCCAGCAGGCGGCTATACTCCTACTGTGGCAAATGGATTTGACACCGATGTACATGCAGCTGTGCCAATTATTCAAGCTGTGGCTAACACCTGGTTAGCAGCCAAAAAAGGATTTAGAGCCCTGATACAGGGCGCCAGCTGCGATGGTAATGCAGGCTCTGCTACTGATTATGCTACTACCAATAACCGCAGTGCGCAAATTATTGTAGGTGAGCTTAACAGCTCTACGCAAAATACGCTACTTGCAGTACTAGGTAGAGCTGCTAGAGTACAACCGCAGGAAAACGTAGGCAAGATAAAAACAGGAAGCCTTAAAGTGCCGGAAAATACAGTACTTACTATTGGCTCTACTGTTATACGTAACATTACAGCCGCCACACTTAATGCATACCACGATAAGCGCTACGTAACACTAGAGCTTAACGAAATAGCAGCTGGTTATGTGGTTACGGATGATGTTATGTTGTGTAAACCTACCGATGATTACAACAACCTACGCCACGGTAGAATTATTGATAATGCTGTACGTGTAGCATTTGCCACCTATTACAAAGAACTTAAGGACGATGTAGATGTGGACGACAATGGACGTATGAGCTTGGTAGCCGAAAAGGCACTAGAAGCCGCTATTGAAGGTGCTATTGATACCAGTATGCGCAACCAATTAAGTTTAAATAAAAGTGGTAGTGCTAATGTAAGCGTAGCGGTTAATCCTGATTATGATGCTAATATAGCATTGTACAATCAAAACGGCATAAGCACTGCACCAAGCTTCAATTTGTTGCAAACAGGTACTACATATATTTTCTTAAAAATACAACCTAAAGGCTCTTTGCAAACTATTAATGTGTTTGTGGGCTTAGGTACCATCTAAAAA